AGGGGCCTCCTGGGCTACCGAACTTTTCAGAACGGCTTAGCCCACCTCAGCTTCATGTCGACGGCTGAGGGACGTCCTGCCTTCAGCAGGTGCTCCTCGTCTTCTGAGGAAGACGTCAAGCACTTCAGAAGGGCCCCTTCATCTGAAATCGGTGATTTCGGAATCTGGGGTGACACTACATAGCCGCGCGTAAGCGGGACTTGTAGGTCCTCGTCAAACCTAACTCCTAGCAAACTGCCAGAAAGGAAGGTCATCTGACCCAGGAGAGGCGACCTATCAAGCGTATCCGGTCCGGTGTATGCAGCACTCCCGTGAACCAACGGGTAGTACTTCATCACCTTACGGATCGTTTTATCTAGGTGGAACGCTGTCCTCCACAAGCCTCTTTTATAGAGGTGATTGCGGAAGGCAACGAGACTAGCCTTACGGCTAACCTCCTCTGCCTTAAGCAGGTGCCGTGTTGTAGGGAACTCCCTACGAATGTACGCCGGTGTTACATCGACGCCATCGTAGAAGTCACCCCCACAAGACTCTCTGAACTTCCCAGTCCAGAAAGACTTACCGGAATTGATCTTCCATCCAAATTCTTGGAAGACCTCGGACACGGCACTAACACAATCCACGGGAATGATAATATCATCTCCGTAGATACGCACCGAACCTCGGAACCGTTTAACGGTTCGTCTGGTTAGGTGTTGCACCTGTCCCTCTGCGATGAGCTTACGCTCGATTCCGAGGAAGACAGCAGCTAAGAAAGCCATTGCCTCCATCGGAAAACAGAGGGCTGATCCCATTGAAGCGAACTTCCGCAGGCGGATTTCCCGCCCATCGAAAGGAAGCTGGACTCGTAGAGACCTTACTGCCATACACGCGTCTGAAGTCCAAGGCGCGCAGGAAAGCAAGGTCTGTATCTGTCCCAATGAGACTCGATCGGACGCTTCACTCAGGTCGAGTGTTGCTAAGGATCCAGTTATGGATCCTTCCCGAGCGAGCTCCTGATTCGGAGTCTGGTAGTAAAATCCTACCATTCCGTCGCCGCTAGGCGTCGTTCCAATCAAGGAATCCGTTTCAAGGAGCGCCACAAGCTCCCTCGCGAGAGCCTGCTGCATCCATTGCAGCGCTGAGGGTTCAGCCGCAATAGGGCGTGGCGTCTTCATTGTCTTCGGGACAAGAACCATCCTGGAGGGTAGTTCCTGCCCCTCAGGTGGGAACTGGACACGGTCTATCCGGTAGTGATACCGGGGATTGGGAATACCCCATTCTCCATAGGAGAATTGGGCTTCCAACCGTTCAGGCCACACGTTGAGGTCAAACTTTGCGTTTCCGCGTAGTTTTTCCGCAACGGCACCTGGACCATGCTTCGGGACAAGCTCCCCTTCTGCGATCTTTCGATCGAGAGTGGAAAGCACGTCACCGAAGAGAATACGGGACACCCTGGCAAAATCCTTAAGGAGTTCGCCATGGTAAACTTCGTCCCATCTTCCAGTTTCCTGATCAGCAACGACAAACGAATCCACGGCTTTGAGCTGCCTTGCCATCGTGCAGGGCAACTCAATCTTCGCGCACAGGCGAGTTAACTGCCTAATTGCGAAGAGGGAATCCGTGAGTTCGGGAGTCGTGTCACGTACAACACCATGTTCGTCAAACACATTGCGAAGGAAACCTCCTAAAAATAGGGGGAGCCCTGACTTCTCTTTCCTAAAGGAAAGAAAAGTATCGTCGCAAACCTTCCCTTCTTCAAGGCTTCTTTCGAAGTCCTTACAGAAGTTGGGCAGGGTGATCGTTAAGAACGAAACACCCTCGTGTTTGACACGCTCCGCGACCGTTTCATAGTCGCGGAGGGCGCTAGTGTGACATATACTCGCCAGTTCATTGGCAAGTACACGCCAAGTGTGTAACAGGCTTTTCATCTGCTCCCCTTCCTCTGGGGTAGTAGATTCCTGCCTGCACAACCCGCCTAGCTGTTTATGGCTAGGTCAGTTCTCACCACCCAGAAGCTGGGTGATCCTCGCGCCGGAGCTGGCAGTGAGGTAGGCCAAAAAGCCATCCACAACTGCCTTCTGGTCCGCGACGACGAATCCCGTTTCCGGGGCGTCGACAACGATCCAAGCTCCAAGCGAGGCCTTGACGTTGATGCCCGCCAAAAGCGGATCAGCAGCGATCTTGGAATTATCCAGCCGCATGAAATGACGAACTCGCTTATTGCCCGACGTGTGTCGGACAACGAGCTTTGTCAGTCCATCGGCTGCGGTGAACTGCCCCTCATTGATCCCGGAACCAGTCCGGGGGAGGGGAATGCCAGTACCAGAAATGGTAATGGTCGGGTCGGCGAAAGCCATGTGCAGAACTCCTTGGTGTGTTGACGGTTATAGCCGCCGTGGTTGGAAAACCACGTGGGTTAGCCAGGTTGTAGCCTGGGTCCACGCAGCCGGATTTACGCTCGGTTTAAGCCGAGCGCAGTGATGACTGCAATCTGCGTCGCGGAAAGCGGTGCAGACTCAGCGAACAATCGGTACGGGGATGCAGGGAATCGAGTTTTGACTTCCTGCAAGCGACGTGTCGAGCCAACCCCGGGAGCCGTACGGCCCCCGTGAGCGTCCTTGATCCACGTCCTTTGTGTTTTGGCATAGTTATGCCGCATCACATAGCCGTACTTCAACACAAGACCGTCGTTGCCCAACATGGATAAGTTTGAAAGAACGTCTCCAGTGTTGCCGAACCAGTCGAGTGCCCATGACCAGGGCGTGAGGTTCCAAAGAACCTCAGGCGTGATGCGCACACCAAGTAACTTATTGGCGTACGCACCATATCGTTGCATCTTTGAAGCAGTATCGTTACCCATAGGTATGTAATAGGTGAAACACCCATTAAACCATACCTTGGATCCCGACTGCTCAAAGTTGTAACACGATCCTGATTCTCCGAGAATGCCATCCGACCGAACAGAATTAACTGTTCCTTGGTTGGAAGAGTTAAAGACATTCTCAGGGAAGTGATAGCCAACTCGGGTATTCTTGCCAGAACCCGCACGAAAATCCTCAAGGATTGTCGTGGAGTTCTTTACGGCATGCGCAAAATTACGTATGTCGTTGACAAAGGGTACCCAGCCAAACTGGTAGTTGAGGTACTCTGAAGAAAGGCCGCGGTAATAAGCCGTTTTCTCTCTCCAGAGATTCACTCCAGCTATCGCCGGCAAACCACCATGTACAGCTTCTCCAATAAATGTGGAGGCGTCGAACACGGGGTTTGTCGGAGCAGACCTGGCGATGCCTGTAGTCCCAAGCGCTTTAACCTGACTATCTGTCTCGATAGACGGACGGCCAGTTGCGCTATAGGAAGGCATATAGAGATCCGATCCTTGCTTCGTTCCAGAGATAACTCTGATAAACGTGCAATCGATGACAGACCGTTCAAGTTTCATCGGTCCGCCAACATCGGTAGAAGTACCAAGTTTTGCTTGGTACCCGGGATGATTAATCCCCTCTATGCGCTCAGTTCCGCCACCCCTAAGGGTGGACGGAAGTTGAGCACCAAGATGGAACGATTTCTGTTCCACGCCAGAAGTCGAGCGGGTCTTGACAAAAGTCATTTCCTACTCTCCTTTATCACTCATGGATGTTCACTAGCGCGGGAGGGTCCTTTCAGGGGAC